AAGTACGGTCAAAGCTCAGTCTCCCCATTGATCTGGTTGATACGCATCTCACAGTAGCGGATAACTTTCTCCAGGTCTTTGATCTCTGAATCCTCTTGATCCATACCATCGTAGATCTTGAAGCCTGCACGAGACGCATACTTGATGATGTTACCACGCCAGAACTCCATGCCATTCCGCATGATGTAGGTGATTGGCTGGATCTTCCAGCGTGCGTAGTGTTGTGGTTGATCCACAATATCGAACAGGCAATCCTCACACAGGCCATCATACATGATTGGCTCACAGTGCTTTTCACACATATCGAAGATGTCACGCACCTCTTGTTGCACATCCCGTGGGTCTGCTAGGGGGCCATTGTTCTCCCCATAGAAACCGTACTCATCGAAACTATTCCATCTGTCAGTCATCACTTCTCTCCTAAAGAAAACTCAACATTCTGTACAGCTTTATGGGCGTCTGGTCCTTTGATAAAACATGAAAATACAAACTCTTCACCCTCGTCTTGGGTTAGGTGCGCATGATTATCTTGCTTGATTTTCAAGCCATCCTCGCCAAAATCTAACGAAAATCCACCGTGCATGTTCCCTCGAAATGTTTTCCAAACACGATACCCTCCGTTACCGGCAGCCTCCCAGCCATGACCAATTACCTCAGCGCCAGCCTGATCTGGTATTGCCGCCAGTGCAGTGTTTGCAAATGCAGCAGAGCCAGCCGCAGCGCCAAGTGTTTTTAGAAACTCACGTCTGTTCATAAATTCTCTCCATTCAAGTTAGCGCAGCTAACGCTGCTTAGTTCTGCGAGGGTGGTGCCTTGGACTGCATTCACCCAATCACCTTCAACCCAGTCTTTGATAGCCTCGAAGATATCCCAATTGTCGTCTAGTTCGTCTAAGATCACAGCTAAGAACTCGTCCGTTGCGCAAGGGCGGCCATCTTTTGGTTCAAGTTCCGCCAGCTTGGCCTGCAGTTCGGCAACCTCGTCCTCGCTTTCCGCCCACCGTTTGTCGATTGCTCCTGCAACCATCTTATATTCGACCAGCTTGGCCTCCAGTTCTTCGATGCGGTCGGCCTGTTTCTGAATTGCAAAGAAAGCCCCAGTTGGGTCTTGCTCAACATCCATCATGGTGTCGTAATGCTCGTCATAGCTGCGGCGAATACCATCTGTGCCAAGCAACGTTAGATCGTTACTCATTGGTCTTTCCTTTCAGTTCTATAAACGTCTCACAGGCTTCTCTTAGTGCTGGCACAAGGGTAGTTCCCTGAGCAGCATAAGGCTCCAATTCACGCACAAACGCCTGAACTTTTTCCAAAGCCTCCATAGCTTTCGCCAAGAGAGCTTCGCTCTCCGATAGCTTCGCCTCAAGCCTCCCCGCTACTTCATTCTGATGGATAGCACGAGATTTCCATGTCTCCACCTCAAGTTCCAGTTCTTCGATGCGGTCGGCCATCAGTGGTAAAAGACTACGAGCAGTTATAACAAACATGGCATCAGCTACGTCACAAGTTAGGCTACTTCCAGACCAGTGGTCGTGGTCAGGAAATATGGGGCCGATGCTTTTTGGAACCCTCCAAAGCTCATCCCCAACCTGTACATCTTTTCGAGCCTCCCCTCGTTTGAGTTTACGGGTTTTCGCATGTTGCACATCTCTTTCATCCGCTCGGCAGATATACCATTCGATTTCCCAGGGTTCCTTATACACTCCATTTAAGGCTTCACGGGCTTGTTTCACCAAATCATTAGTCATCCCTTCTATCCTTTCATTAAAGCATCCCAACTCACAGGGAACAACTCACTCATCTTCTCACTGATCTGGTCAGCTACAATACGTGACTCATACTGTGTGTCGGGGGCACAGCGTAAGACACACATAGCAGCAAAGGCATCTAGTGATCCACTCCAGATGAACTCTGTCATGAGTGATTGTGGTAAGAGCATACGTGCCATCTCTGGTGCTACATTCGCTTCGAGTAGTTGCTGATATACGTCACGACATACTTCGTAAAACTCTGTTGTTGTTACGCCTTCGACAACACCCTCAGACCCTTGCTTCTTGTCAGCACTACGTCCACGCCATTGGTCAGGTACATAGAACTCGGGCTCTGACGTTACATAACGCCGGGACACCTCGTTGAATCTGAGGAACTTATGCTTCACTAGCTGACGTGCCACAAAGATAGGGGCCTTGACATGGAAGGATGCGAAGGCATGACCGAATGGGCTGAGATGCTTGTGCTTGGCCAGGTACTTGATCAGCTTAGCGTCACGTTCTGACAGTACAGGGTCAAAGTATGCTCCATACTCATCCTCTAATAATTCTCCATCTTCCCAGTCACTCTTCTTACCAAACGACACCCGTGCTGCATTAACAGTTGTTAAGTCCGATCCATAATGATCGACGAAAGTAACTTTAATTTGACTCATGCCCCCTCCTCCGGGTGTAGTATTGTGTTGATATTCACAACCACATACTTGTTCATCTTAAAGGTTCTCTGCATCCTCACACGAACCTCTCTGGCCTCTCGTATCGACAGCGGTGGGTGCACTTGTATGATCTCCACACCCCCACCATCAACCCTAGCCACGTTATACGTCTTCACTGTCATCTGACATCTCATCTATCCAGTCTGCAATTTGCAGTGTTGCGCCCTTTAGTGCCTCAAAGTTGGTGGTGCAATGCTCCACAAAATCGTTGTGCTTTTGCATCATCATGTCCATCTCTTTGTCCAGCATGTATACCCTAAACATGAGGTATATCATTGCAACTATGGATGCACCGGCAACCATCATAGTAGTATCTACAAACATTTTGTCCTCCTCAGAACTTCTTCATCAGTGTAGTTCCCTCTTTAGGTATTCAGATTTCCACGCCAAGAATTCTTCTCGGGTATGCCCATTCTCATACATAAACTGCTGTAGCAGCACGATCTGGTCCTGTAAGAAGTCCGGGTCGCTAAGCAGCTCGATCAGCTGTTCAATATCGGCAGGATCGACACCCTCCCAAACATCCTCATACATCCTCCAGTTCCTCAACCACAACCCTGTACAAACTAACTGTGTAGCCACGCTTGCGCCACCTATTCACAGCAACCCTTGCAGACCCTAGGCAGTCAGTGTCGGCGTAGGCCAGCTCGACGCCACCCTCACCCGCTACAGACACGTGGTATTCCTTAAGATCCGTCAATTTCATCTATCTCATCTCCATCTAGGTGTGGCACAACCTGATCCACGATTTCCCCAAGAACAACAAATGACTGGCACAGGGGTATCATCTCCACCTCGCCGGTTTCAAACAGGCGCTCGAGCGTAGCCAGCACAAATCCCAGCTGCTCCTGATCGTAAAGGATCTCAACCTCCTGCCGGATCTTTGCGCTATCGTTCTTTGGCACCTTTGTGAATTCAATAATCTCGCCCATGTTAGCCCCCCAACATTGCTAGGAACAGGATGCCGACAAACAGGGTCAGCAGGATAATTTCAGCGGTCATTTTCATATCAATTCCTCACCAGTTTGTTTGCCACTCACCGCGGCTGCCTATGCTCAGCATCACATACAGCTGTTTGAGCCGCTGCTCTAGGTGGGCAGTAGGTCTGCCCTCCCACTCTGCGTCATCGAGCTCACGCTGTGTCCTGACTATCTCACGTTCTGTGGTGTAGATCTCGCGCATGTGTCACCTCTTTTTGACTACGCAAACGCCAAGCTCTACCAGCGTGGCCTGCATACGTTTGTTGTGCTTGCACAGGTGTGCAATGGCTGCCCTGTCCCCCAGTAGGGCACGGATGGCTTGGGCCTCCTGTAGTGTAGCACAGTTCTTGTTTACGTGGCCAGTGCCAATGTTAAAGCCAAGCCCCGGAATGCCAAGGCCCACTGAGTTACCAACCACACAAGGCGCTGTGCTGTTTGCATTACCACCAACAGAGGGTGTGTTGTCTCGCATTTCTGTGCCTTCCATATAGATGCCTGAGCTGGATGCACTCGATGCGTTGGCGTTAGTGTCTGCCGCTACCGCACCAGCGGTCAACAGCAGGATTGCGATAGCGGCACGAATCATTTTTCAGATCTCCTTATTTGTTTGCCCAGCCGGACGATTCACCAAAGCGCGTGCCCCATGCACCAGCACCACCAAACCCATTGCCGCGGCTGTAGCCTGTAGCGCCTGCGCTGTCTGTGCCGAATGTGAAGGCTGTGCCTTGGTTCTTACGGGTGGTGAAGCCCGACGTTTGTTCTGCGCTGCTGTAGCTCTGGTATTCTGCCGAGCCATTACCAGTTACAAAGGCCACAGATCCACCTGCAGCAGACGCACCAGCATTGTAGGAAAAGCCGCTGGGCTTGTTGCCTTGGCCATGGCCATTGTTGCCAGCCATTGCTGTGGTTGCTGCCAGTACGATGGTTGCTGCGATAATAGTAGTTTTCATTTTGATTTCCTTGTTTGTCAGTTTGTTCATGGTAGTGGTAGTTTGTGTGGCCAGTTTGTAGGCCTTCCCATTCTCTGTTATCTAGCTCACGCTGTGTGTCTATGCTCCTTTTCTGTTGTATGCGTCTCAGGTGTCGCCATGGTATGTCCACCCATTCTTTCTGGATACCTCACGGTATACCGCCCGCTTTTTGGCAAGCTCAATGTCAAGCTTTCTTTGGCTGTTGCCCTCAACCACAAGCACAAGTAAAAAAATCACCAGCAGAATCAGTACGGCTTCCATAGTCTACCCTTTCGTGTTTTCCTGATCCGCGCCCACGGCGTCATAGTAGTTTCCCCCCGATAGTATCTTTCGGGAAACTACATAGGTCACTTTTCCGCCCGTGTGCTTTTCTTTGACGCTGTCAACGCCATAATCCTCAGCATATACCCATGCCTGTTGGTCGCTGCAAAACTCTATCTCCAAAACCTTCATTTCTATAGCCCCAGTGCTTGTAGTGCGTACACGATCGCGACAAAGGGGGCCACCACTAGGGCACCCCCAATGCCTGCTATAATTACCACGACAAATGCGTGTGCCACTGGATATGGCGGCCTGTAGGACATGCTACACCCCCTCAGAACCAATGGGTGCAGTCGTCGCACGGGTCAGTGTGCGTGTTCCTGTGTGCCAGCACCATGCGCCAGTAGCCCAGCGCCTTCTCTGTGGTGCGTGTATCCTTATAGCACTTGATTTCGTGCTGTAGGTCACGCTGCAGCATGTCGAAGGCCTCTTGTGCCTGTGCCGTGGTGTAGTTGCGCGCACTTTCTAGGTGATTCAACATGATCTGTGCGTCAATGTCACGGTTCGCATAGTTGCTTGGGTAATACATTAGACTAACCTTTCCGCCACCGCTGTGGCCAAGCCAACGATTGTGAAGAACACCCCAACAAAGATGAAAAATGCCATTGTTATTCCCCCTATTGGCCTGCCACAAAGTATTTGCCCGTCACGGCGTTGTACGTCCATGCGCTAGACGCCATTGCATCTGCAGCTGATACTTCACGCACGGGGCCGACCATAGCCTGCTGGGCCAGCGTGTCAGCGTCTGCCACATATGCGGGCTGGCGCGTGTCCTCATTAACTACCAACACGCACTGCTGTAGGTGTGCCCATTGTGCGGCGTGCTTTAGGTAATCCGCACGTGTCAACATATAGACTTGTTCCAGTTCACCTTCCCAGCACCCAATGCCGCGCACCATCTTGCCCAGCATCTTGCCCATGCTATCGGCTGTATCCATGTGGCGCTCGAACTTGGCCACGTGATGATTGTTTCTGTTGTGATCGATCGCA